TACTCTCCGTCGAACCGCACGGTCTGCGTCCCGACAGCGGCGAGTTGATCCTTGAGCGCAACGGTGTTCGGCAGGAGGTGCTCACGGATGGCCAGAGACAGCGCGATGGTGGCGATTTCCGCGTCTCGCTGCAGCTTCGCCTGAGCATCCAGTTGACGCAGGAACTCGACCTCTGCAGACGCCCCAGCCTTGACGGCCTCGAAGTAGTCCTTGACCGCCTTGGCAGACGTGCCCAACTTCAGGGCGATGTCTTCTTCTGACAGTCCTAGCGCAGCCAGTGAGGTGGCTTGGATCTTCTGCGCGTCGTTCAGTCCCGAGGATGTCGCAGTGAGCAGGCGGATCTTGTCGTTGACTTCACCGAGTTTCTTCTGGTATTCCTCAAGCGACAGACCCAGGCTGTCCGCAACGGCCTTCTGCTGTTGACCGATAGCAATCAGCGCCTGGGCTGAGTTGGTTAGTCCTGCCGTAATGGCTTCGATGTTTGTCGGCAGCGTGGCCGAGAGATTCCGGTCAGATGTCGGGCCAGTCGCCTTGGGGATGCCAGGCGAGGCTTGGGCGTTCACTTGATCGAACAGTTGATCGACGCCGTTAATCCCCAGTAGGCCAGCCGCCGTGCGCGCCGCGCCCTCGAATGGGATCTTGGATTCCCGTCCCTTTCGGATGTCCTCGATCGCCTTGGAGATGGCACCGGGTAAGTTCTTGTACACCTCGATGACATGCGCGGCCTCGGCCACCAGTTCCCCGAGCGAGTTCAGCGCGCTGGTCTTGAGTTGCCCGAACTTGTCGCCGAGGTCATCGAGCGCCTTGACTGACTCCGCGCTCATCTTGACGGTGGAATCCGCGAGCTCGTCCACCTTCGCCTTGAGGGTCGGCAGGATCTCCGCTCCGCCGCGGCCGAATAACTGCACCGCGATCAACGTCTGCTCAGCCGGATCCTTGATGCCTTGGATCGCCTTTGCGATGGCGATGAACTGCTCGTCAGGATTGAGGTCTTTCAGCTTGGAGAACGAGAGGCCGAGCCGATTGATCGCGCCAGTTGCCGCGCTGTCGCCTTCCGCGAGATTCTTCTGGAACTTGTTGACCGCGTTGGCGACTTCTTCGATGGTGTTGCCGGACGGCTTGGCAATGGCTTCGAGACGCTGCAGGGCGATGACCCCGATGCCAGTCCGGTCGCTCATCTTCGTGAGCGTGTCGGCATAGTCCAGCGTCTGCTTGATCGCGAACCCGATCGCGGCAGGACCGGCGTAAGCGGCGAGCTGACTCGTGAGGGCGCCCTGCAGACTGGTGATTTTCGTGATCGCAGATCCACTGCCCTCAAGCGCCTGCTGCTGGGCCTTGACCGCAGCCGCGACACGCTGCAGTTCTGCCGGGGCTTCCTGCCCCAATGCCCTGAACGCATCCAGGCCTTTCTGGATCGTCACGTTCATCTGATTGAGTTGATCGGTGGTGAGCCTGGCAGGACCGCCGAGTTTCTCGATGCCTGTGGCTGCGAACGTCGCCTGCTGGCCGAGTTTCTGCTGCTGATCCGTGACCCGCTTCAGCGCATCATTCAGGTTGTTCGCGGACTTCGTGGCCTCCACTCCGAGCGGCGTGTTCCCGAGGCGCTTCAGCGAGGCGTCAAGGTCTTTCGTTGACTCGCCGGCCTTGGCTAAGACCTTCGTCAACTCGTCGGCATTCGCGCCGATCTTTACAATGAGGCTCGAAATGGATGCCAGTGTCTAGTCCTCGTCGTCTGGTCGTTGCCGCCGCCGTTCACCAGGCCGTCGTAATAGATCCCGTACCTGCAAGGGCTTCCCGCCGCCCGTCCACGGATTGATGACCCAACACGCCAACTGCGCCACACGTTCGAACGCCCGCTGCTCTTTCTCGGTCTCTGCTCGCAAGGCGTGGTGGAACTCCTTCGGCGTCAGATCCTCAAACTGCACGAGCGATAACCGTAACGTCCCAAACGCGACAAACTCCATCCGCTCGACCCAGCGCGCGAACATCGTGCGTTCGTCGTCTACTGGATCGTCGGCGCCAAAGGGTCAGGCTCCGGTTCCGGAGGCAGCGAGAGGTCGATCGCTTCCTTCGTCGCCGTGGCGCTCGGCCCGTAGACACCTGATTCGTTCAGCGCCTTCCGCAAGGCTTCTGCCAGAGAGTTGACGTTGCCGCCCGCCTCCACGAACTGATCGAGGAGATTGACCGCGTGGTCCTCGTTCATGGTTTTGCGCTCCCACTTGAGGCCGTAGCAGACTAGGAGCACGAGCGCTTCCACCGTTTGACCACGAGCCAGCAGGAGGCTGAGCCCAACGACAGAGGCCCGTTCCAGTTCACGCGCGGTACGAATGGTGAAGCGGAAGCGAACATCGACAAACGAGGCTTCGCCCTCGCTGTTCTTCTTGACTCCGAACGGGAAGTCGACAGTCGTCATGTTGTTCTCCAGGAGTCACGGCGACTGAAGCCCACCGCGCAGCTTCAGTCGCCTATGATCCGATCTGCTGTTTAGAAGGTCCCGACGTTGCGACTCGTGACCTTGAGCTCCACGGTGAACGTCGTGATGCCGGACACCGAGGACTGCGGCCCCGAGTACGAGAGGCAGTTGCAGTGGCCGTAAATCTTCTTCTTGCCACTCGCGGTGCCTTCTGGCCCGTACTGGTATTCGAGGTTCTGCAACCCTTCGATGGCGTCAAAGAACGTCTCGGCGGCGGCCGTCCACTTGCCCCCGAGCGAGAACCCGCGCGTGGTCAGGCCGGGAATCTCGACCTTGATCGGGTGCGGGTTGTCGGGCTGGAACGTGGTGCCGTCGAGGGCGTCGGTGGAACTCGATCCGTCAATCTTGTCGAGATAGGTGGAAACGTCGGTGAGGACGAGCGGGGAAGTGGCGTCGTCCGTGATCCAGAGACTTGCGCCGATACCTTTAACAGCCATGTGAAGCGCTCCTTGTGAAAAGGGGCGCTCTGGCCACTCAAGGTGCGACAGTCCATTCAGGATCCATCGCCGCGGTGAGTCCCTTTGCCCGTGAAAAGACCCAGGGATGTCCGTCTAGTGTAAACGAATCTAGCTGTTCTGCACGACTAAATCTTGCTCCGCCTTCTTCAGCACGCCTCGCCAGAAGTTGATCCGCCGAAACGTCTCGTCCCGCGTAGAGCTCGCCGGCTGCTTTTGCGCCCAGGTTTCCTCAGTCGTGAGGAGTCCCCGCTGGTGCTGGATCTCCTGCGCAATCCGATGAATCGTCACGGGTGCCATCAGCATGCCATCACCCAGTTACGGTTTCGTGACACGCCAGGCACTTGTAGGCCGGCGCGCCGAACGTGCCCACGTTCTCCGTCTCCGCATGGGGACAGCCGCGGGCTTCCGCAGGCCGGTCGTCAGGCTCCTGGCCCAGAAGGGTCTCCAGGCTGACCACCTGGGCCTGCAGGGCGCCGATCGTCGCTCGGATGCCCACGAGTTGCGCCTTCGCTAGTTCGCGTGTCTCAGGGCTCACGCGGCCCCCTGATGGGCGGTTAGTTCGAACTCTACGATCCACTCCCGCGCCTTGACCCCGCCGATCCAGTCTTCCAGCGTTCGCACCGCCACGAACTCGATGATGGCCGAGCCATAGCCAGAGAGGGTCAGCGCCTTCCCGTCCAGATCGGCCTTGACGAGCACGAGCAGGGACGCAATCTCGGCCTCGCTGCGGGACAGACTGCTGATCCGGACGTTGATGCCGCCGAGGCTGCCCCACTTCAGCGCGTTCGGTTCTCCCATCGTGTTGAATGGCAGTTCAGAGACCGACTCCACCGACACGTACGGCTGGCCGCCGCCGCTCTGAGGAGGATCAGCCGGATTCGGGTACAGCCGACTGCCGATCGCGGCCATGAGCGCGGCATCGGCCGCCAAGAGCGCCCTAACTGCTACCGTGCCTGGGCCGAGGACTGAACTGCTCGCCATCAGGCCGCCAGCCTTCCCACCGCATCTTCAATTTGCCGCGCGAGCGCGTCGAGGCCCGTTTCCCAGTGCGGCCGCTCCGCTTCGGCCGCTGGGTTCATAAATGCATGCCGCGCGATCTTCCGCGTCGTGAACCCGAACTCGTACCAGACGCCATAGACGGACGGATGCTGGTGCGCTGAGTTCCCACCGCGCGATGGCAGCGACACGTCGAGCAGGCCCACGATCCACGTCTTGCCTCGCTGCTGAGCGGCAATCGCGTTGATCAAGTCGCCCTTGTCGCGTGGGGCCAAGTTACGCGCCCGCGCCTGGATGGCATACGCCGTCTTGCGCTCCAGGTCACTCAGCGGCTTCTGGATCACGTCGGGGATCTGCTTGAAGATGTCCCGCAACTGGTTGATCCCGTCGAGCGTGAAGATCACCCCATTGGCCATCAGAGCACCTCCACCACGAGCAGATCGAGTTGTTCCAAGGCGCCGGTCGGGTCGCTATAGCCGAGGATCTGGAACGTCCGATCCGAGTCGGGCTCGGTCATCCGGTAACTCGCGCGCACGTCGCTGCGATAGTAGACCGTGATCACGAACTGGCCTTCCGATAATGGCACGCCAAACCGCAACGACTCGCGCTGCGACACGGCCTTGATTTCTCCCCACACCATGTCATCGACTGTCGTCCAGGCGTCCGGACTGAGATCGCCAGGCGTGGGCGACTGCAGCGCGAACAGGTGATTGAGCGCCCCGGCGTTTACAGCCACGGCGTGGTCTCCCATCGCCACGGTTCAATCCGTGCCGCCGTCTTGAAGTGACGGATCACGGAATCATCGGGATCGATCTCGAGCAGCGAGGCGCGAATCTCCGTACTGAGCGATCGGAACTCGTAGGAATCGCCCACCAGCTGCAACAGGAACCCCTTGATGATGGCCGGCACGTTGGGCGACAGCGGACTCACGGACGTGTCTACATACCCCGCCTCGTACCGAATCTTGACCGAGTAGGCCCGCTCGGATGCGGCTGGCCAGGTCGAGGTGGACGACAGCAGGGAGATCGACCCGCGCTCGGGGTTCTCGCCCTGCGGATTGATCACCGTGTAGAGCGTGTCGGAGAGGGTCTGCTCGGTTCCGTCGCCATCGATGTACTTGACGCTGACCACATCGAGCAGCGGCGACTTGGGCAACTCAATCGTCGTGTCAATCGGAAAGCCGTCCAGCCACAGCTCCCACGTGGCGGGCATCAACTGCCGCCCCGTGATCCCCTCGAAGAAGCTGCGCGCCTTCGCGATGTAGATGTCCAGCAGCGCATCTTCCGCCGTCATATTCCCGAGGCGTGTCTGCAGCTTGACTTCTGCTGGCGTGATGGGCTCGTACGTCGCGGGCGTGATCAGTGAATCACGCGTGCGAATGGCTACGCGGCGCATGTCGTCTCCAATCGGTAATGCTGCTGCACCCACGGCAGGTCTTGGGCCTCGGGAGACCAGGGATCAATCCGGCCGTGAAAGACAATGATCTTCGCGTTCGCCGGCAACTGTCGCTGTCCCTGTAGGTGATTCCGGAAGCTGTAGACCCCGTCAGCCTTGCCCCACTTGGCTTCCTTCGGGCCGAGGCAGTACGAGATCCAGCCCTGGTCGGAGCCCCAGCAGGACGCGCGCAGCGCCTTCGCTGGGGAGGTATTCGGATCAAACTCGGTCCAGACCTGCGGCCGACATCCCGCCGTCATCAGGCAGAGGCTGCCGTTGTAGTGGCTGCCCTTCTGCGGATTCGTGTCACCCCAGGAAACAAAGTCTTCTGGCCGATTCCAGACCGGCCGAAGGTCTCCCGTGATCACGCAGTCCAGGTCGATCATCACAAAGCGTGGACCGAACGTCGCGCCGATCTCCGGATGGTAGGCCCGCAGCCGGCGATAGCAGCTCGGGTTGCGCTTCTTGGACGCCTGCAGATCATGCGGGGATGGCAAGTCGATGAAGTCATTCCACGGCTTGATGATCTCGACAGACGTATCAATCCCAGCCGCATCATCGGTGACGCAGAGAAAGCGGTGCGGGTCTTGGTAGTGGCGATCCACCATCGACTTGAGCACGTTGACCGACTCCGGTCCAAACTTCGACCGGTAGCCAGGCGTGTTCCACTTCCACGTCACAATACTCAGCATGGAACCTCCACGCCGAGTGATGAGTACACTTCCTCGTACGGAATCAGACCGTGCAGCGGCTTCCAGTTCTTGACCAGATCACGTTGCGCCTTCCGCACTTCGAGTTCCTTGTCGTTGACCGGATCGTTCTTCCGGGTGTAGACCGACGGGTGCGTGGACGCGTCAGGGATGATCTCGCGCGGGTAGCGGATGACGACCTCATTGAGCCGCGTCACCGATCGTGCGGTAGCAAAGACCCGGTCCTTGAACTCCCCGCTCGTGCCGTAGCAGCCGGAGAGCCGCTCGTCATAGCCGAACACGCCCTTGCTGAAGAACAGATCGCGCGTCATCAGCCACGTATCGTTGTGCGGCTTGTAGGGCTTGCACTCGTGGACGTGATACGGCCAGGGACGAGGAGCGTCCACTCGGTTGAACCGATAGGCGCAGCGCGTGTCCAACTCGGCTTGCATCAACGCGCCCATCGTCTGCGACGGCATGACATGATCGATGTCCGTCAGCAGCAGCCATCCCGGAGTGGCCACCTTTGCGCCGAGGTTCCGGCAGGCCAGCCAGTTCCAGCGCTTGTGCTCCAGCAGGCGATAGATCCGCAAGGAGGCGAGGCCATCAACCGTGATCGACTTGCGCGTCGGCCGCTCGGCCTTCGGTGAGCAGTCATCGACCAGCACGACATGCAGCCGAGACCGCAGCGCCTTGGGATAGTCGGCCCAGACCTTCTGTTGCTCGGCCCACATGCCCAGGTTTTGGTAGTGCGGCAGGACAAGGGTCAGATCCTTCACGCCTTCACCCGGTTGGCGTACAATGAACGGGCCGGGACAGTGCTGAAACACCATCCCGACCCTGACCACGAGCGCACCCTACGAAGGAGGACACGCGCATGGCTGATAAAGACTATCTCATCGTTCCGCGCCTGCACACTAAACACCTGACACGGATCTTCTCCAAGATAAGAGTCGATCAACAGACGGGTTGCTGGGTGTGGACCGGATCTCTTAATACCGCAGGCTATGGAGCCAATTCTGTCGCCAACATTCGAGGGCCGATCCATCGCCTGCTGTATGCGTGGCTTGTTGAACCAATCCCAAAGGGCCTTGGTCGAGGCATACCGCAACTTGATCACGTAGTCTGCGATCGCAGATCGTGCGTTAACCCCTCGCACCTGAAACTCACAACGGCTCGCGAGAACGTGCTGAGAGGTACCAGCATGGCCGCTAAACATGCCGCGCGTACGCACTGTAATCGCGGGCATCTGTTCCCGCCTGGCAACAATCGTCCAGCCGGTGGACGACGTTGCTTGCTCTGTAAGCGGGATGCTCGCCAACTGGCTATGCACCGAGAGGCCCAACGCAGATACATCGCTCGGCATGGACGTCATTCAACCACCCAGAAAAAGGACGGGGCCTTCTCTTGAGCGAGCACGTACCACCGAGTGATGTTCCGATCGAGCGTGAACGCATCAACGGCAGGCTTGACGTCTTGAATCCAAGGCTTCTTCGTGTTGAACGTATAATCATGCCCTGAGAGAATCCCACCTGATCTAACCTTGGGAACCCAGGCAGCAAGGTCTTGTTCAACGAAGGCCTTTGCATGATTCCCATCCAGATAGACAAAGTCCAGCGAACCATCCGGCACGCGCGCTGCTGCCTTCAGGGACGTGGTGCGCCACAGCTCGCAGTCGTATGGCTTGACCCGTTCTTGCGCCTCGGCGTATGCCTGATCGAGCCGTCCCTGGTTGTTCTTCTTCTCGTTGTAGTGCTTGTATTGGAGCCACGGATCCACGCCGATCAGATGCACGCCTGGATTGAGGCGGCAGATGACCTCTGAGAACTCCCCTGCCCAGACGCCAATCTCGGCGCCGCGCTTGTAGGCCAGCGAGGCAAACAGTTTGCAGAGGTCCGTACGGCTTCGCAGACGCGTCACGGCAGGCCGATCGCCAGTCAACTCCGCGCCTTCGAAGAACTCGGTCAGCATGGTCGAAACACTCCCACAAACGAATGATCAGGACGTGGCTCGTAGCACTTCGGTTCGTCCGGCTCTAGCGCGAAGCCAGACGACTGCAACTGACGCAGCCACCAGTCACTAGCCTCTAGGATCAGGTGCGCGTTGCGTCCATCGCTCAGCGTCTTGTTCGACGGCCGCACAGCGATCACCACGAACAGCGCCACCTTGGTCAGCCCTCGCAGATGCACCAGCACGGCGCCCAATTTGTCAGGCTCGATGTGCTCCAGCACGTCCGTGCAGACCACGAGATCTGCGGCCTCCGGCAGGCCGTCCTTCCCAGGCACCGCAGGGTCGTACTCCGAGAACGTATAGAGCTTCCGTGTGGTACTCAGCGCATGGTTCAGGCTGCCCTGTCCGCACCCGTAATCGAGGATCGTCTTCACCTCGCGCACGAAGGCGCAGGCCGCCACCGCAGCGGACCACTTCTCGCCCTTACCGCCGTAACCGCGAGGCTTGGCGTGGAGTTCGATCTGCGTCTGGCGATAGGCCGGACTGATCAGGTCGTCCACAGTCAAGTCAGCGATCACGAGGCCACCGCAATCTTGGCGGCACGAACCTTGGCCCATCGCGCATCGGAGGCAGCCTTCAAATTGGCTCGTCCTTGAGGACTGTCCAGGTAGGCGCGGTGCTTGGCACGCGTTTCAGGACGAGACCACGCATCAGTGAGCTTGGCTCGCTGCGCGTCTTTGTTGGCAGACCACCACAGGCTAGACTTCTCTGCCGTCTGGAGAACGATTTCAGGACGATCTCGGTACGTCTGCTTTAGGGTCTGTCCACGCTTCTTGTACACTTCAGGCGTATGGGCAGCATCGTGGAAATACTTCAGGCCACCAGATTCGGCCCTCTTCGTGGCCCACTCGCTCATGCGTTTGCGCAACTCTGGCGATGCGAACCTACTGCCATATCCTCCAGACCACTGATTCCACAACTGGCCCTTCGGAGCGCGCGAGATCTCCAACGCTTCCATGGCATACGCGTTGTCCTCGGACAATCCCGAGCAAATGATCCGGTGCGTTACGTTTGCTCCAGCCCTCAGAGCCTTTGCCAACTTGTTGTGGAAGTACGATTCCTTAGGCTTATGGCCCTGGCGTCTCATGCGCAGAATACGTCGAGCTATTTCCAGATGCTTCTTGACTCTGCCTCCGGTGCCCTTTCCGATGTATCGCACAACACCATCAACAGAGATCGCGTAGACGTAGGACCGGTCACTCATCGCCGGTTCTCGCTGGCATAGACAAAGTCTCGTCTCGTAGCGCCAGCGAATGGCGCGACGCGATACCGATCGACAGAGTAGCCAGCGGCGAGCGCTTCGGCAAGTAACCCGTCGAACATGTCCTGCAACTCCAGACGCTGATGAGCACGGATTGCGCCAGTGTACCAATGGGATCGGCCTTCACGCGCGAGCCGAGGTACGGCATGCTTCAACTGCAACTGTGAGGAGATTCTGGTGTAGTGATATGCCTTGATCGATTCAGGCGTCCACGCCAGCCTGGACTCGAAGTCCTTCTCGTAGTCGATGCAGTCCCATTTTCCCACGAATCGCCCCAACAGATCCCGATGCAGCCTGAAATATTGGCAGCAGTGATCATGTGGGTCGGCGATCTTCTTCAGCGCCTTCAGCGGAGGGACGTGGCCCTTGGCGTGGGTACAATCGAACAGGATGCAGGCCGCCCGCTGGATCTTGTCTTCAGTGTTCCTAATCAGCGCCACGCCCGGAATCGGCTGGTTCCACAATTCAGCCACGTCAGATAAAAACACGAAGTCGCTATCGCAGTACAGGGCCTTGCCTTCATACCCGCAGACGGAAGGCACGGACCATCGGAACCCGCTGAACGGAGTCCTACCACGCGCACAATTCCAGTCGCTCCACGGACCCGCTGCGGCCTGCTGCATCCAGACGATCTCGACCGGTTGACTGGCGTGCTTGCGCAGCGAATACTCCAGCACAACCTGCGACTCTAAATCACAGTTCGTTCCATCGCATCCGACGAAGAGGCGGATCGTCTCGCTCATCGGTACGGCTTTCGTCGCGCCTTGTGATCGGCGCGGTCATGCACCGCGTAGGGGTTGTCCAGCCTGCCGCCCTTCAGCGCATGCCAGAACAGTCCAGACTTCCACGCCGCATAGTCCAGACTCAGTTGCGTGTTGTCGCCGGGATACTTCTTGATCTCTGAGTCCCACAGGTTATTGAACGCTGTGACCTTCGGCGTGTTCTGTCGCACGAGGATGCAGGACACCGACAGCGGAATCATTCCGAAGCCTTCAGCGCGATAGGCGCTGAGTTGCGTGTCCACTTCGTCCTGCGTGGCCTGTCCCGCCTTCACGACCGCGGCGCCTTCAGCCGTGACCGTGGTGCGTCCATGATGCCGCAAGGCTGCGAGTTCGTGGCCCGCCGAGTCCTTGAGCAGCTTCGGTAGGTTCGTCATCGTGAACGAGGCGTCCATCCAGATCGTCGTGTCAGCCCTCGGAAACAGTTCGTGAGGCACACAACGGAGGTGCCACGCTTCTCGACGTGGATCGCTCCAGTCTCCGGCGCCCACGACACGCCACCCCAAGACCCGACCGTCGATGCCTTCGTACATCGCTGGATCGTCACTGAAGCAATAGCAATTGTCCGCGCCGACAGGAGCAGGCTTCAAGCTGTCGCAGCCGCCGATGATGGCCGTGTAGACCACGATCATTTGCTACCACGCAGAAAGACACCCACGGACCAGAAGCCCAGCATCAGCGTGACGTCACCGCGCTCGTAGTTGATGCCGAGCTCAAAGTACGAGCCAGGGAATCCGTTGTGGGCGTAGGCGTAGCACCGTCGATAGATCCACTTCTTCACAGGAACGCCTCCAAGGGCTGCTTCTCAAAGGCCGTGACCACGCTCGTCGGTGAGCAGTTCACGATCCGGATGCCCTTCGCCTTCGCATCCTTCGCGATGTCCGGCAGGACCGACTTGTGCCGTGCGTGGTGCTGATTGGGGATAACCGGCATCGGATGATCAAACTCCCCATTGCACCAGCGGTTCCCGGTCATATCCATCCCGAGCAGGATGATCTCTGTCGCCCCGAAGTGGTAGGCCACATTGATCGCTGACGTGCCGCAGTCGTAGCCACAGACGTGATCCGGCAGATCGCACAGGTGCGCGTGATCCTTCGTGCGGCAAATGCGATGCACGGACTCCGGATAGCCGGTCGGGACCTTGTTGCGGGCGATGATGTACTGCCCCGTAAACAGCTTGAACAAGGGAGGATTGATGTCCACGGCACGCTCGGCGGCAACGAACAGCACGTCCGCGTCAGGCCGCAGGCGCACGGCTTCCTTGATTGCGATGATCCGGCCTTTGAGTTTCGGGATCAGATGCCTCTGCGCGCGGAGGCTTTCCCCGTTGCAGAGGATGAAGCAGCGCTCGCCGGCCCACTCTCGTGGGATTGACCACGCCTTGCGGTATTCCATCGTGGCTACGCTCACGCGGACACCTTCAGCACGTCGTTGCCCCACTTGCCCGCACGCCAGTGCGCCACGCGCTCGAAGCCATACGCGCAGACCGCCGCGCAGAGATCGTCCGACGTCTGCCAGTACAGCGCCTCGTTGCTCTTGCTCCACTTCTGGCGCCACGACTCCACCGAGTTGCCTTCGCGGTTCGTGGCCATCAGGTACAGCCGACCATCAGGACGCAGGATGCGCTTCACTTCGGCCGCGAACTTGTCGAGATAGAGGCAGTGGTCCAGGCTGTTGCAGTAGGCGTTGTCGAACGACGCATCCGTGAACTGTGGCAAGCTGTGCCAGTCGCCCTGCAGCACCGTCGGCCCGACAGGATGCAGATCCACACCGACAGACCCGACGAAGCCAGCGCGCTCTGCCCCGATTGACTCGGCGCCGGTTCGCGCACCAAGGCACAGGACCGATCCAGGCTTCAGATGCTTCGCCGCAATGCGGAAGATCTTCGCGAAGCCGTCCGTCTTCTTCTGGAGATGGGACAGCAGCTCGTCACGGTTGCCGCGGGCCTTGCCGCCTTGGTGATAGACATACTCGGCGTAGGTCTGGAACTCGCGGTGGGCGATCGTCATGCGACGGCTACCTTGTCTTCCTCTGTCACGACCAACGGCTGGCCACGCTTGACTTTTCTGAGGAACATCCCGACATGGCCCAGATCGATCGCGTGGACACCACGCGCGCACAGGTCCACCGCCATCACGGTCGCTGTCGGGCCGAGGCAGAGCAGCGCCCGCTTCGGCGTCCCAATCCGCGCGAGGAGTGACGCGTACTCGGCCCACGCATGCTGGCGCGGAGCTACGATCTCCGTGACCGTCCGCGCGCCGTCCAGATCCTCTCCTACGAGCGACTTCCCGCTCCCGCGCACCAGCGTCACGTCCTGACCGAGCCAGAGAGACTCGAGCAGCGCCCAGTACTCAGGCGTGTTGATCCACGGTGCCGAATCCGGACGCGTCACGAAACTGCTGTAGTAGGGCCGGTCTGATAGCAGCGAGCGATAATTCAGGTACTTCGACCAGTGCTCCACCTTCTGGTCGGAGACGTGCTCATCGATGACTGCGTGGATGTTCGGCACGCCCACGAGGCACGATCCAGACGTGGTCAGAATAGACGCGAGGCGCTCCGAGAGACGCTCGTTTGCGACCTGCGACTTGATGCCAACCACGCGCGAGGCCATCTTGAACTCGCCGTCACCGTAGCGCGCGAGACTGGCCCCTGCGACCACGCGCTGTAGGGTCTCGACTTCCCCGAACACTCTGGGATACTTCTTCACGAGGCCACCTGATGGGCGTCGAGCAGGATCCGACGATAACGTGCGGCCACGCGCTCCAGCGTCAAGGCTTCCGATCGCGACTGGTCGACCGCGCTCTGACGCAGCGCCTGATCGGCGTACTTGTCGAAGGCCGACGCGAGTTCAAGGTGGTCCGTCACCGTGGTGCCGATGGGCGACAGTTCGCGGAAGGCTGCGTTGTCCTGCGTGATGATCGGCCGTCCTGCCGCCATCGCGTTGACGATCTTGACGCCGCTCTTCCATTCGCGGCACATGTAGCCGTCATACTTTCCCTCTCGGAAGGCCACGACGATGTCTGCATCTCGCAGATCCTTTGGGTTGATCACGAAGGACCAATCGCGCTTCATACACGCGCCAGCAATCGCGTGCATCCAGTTGCCGAGGTACTTCGGCACGCCTTCATACGCCACGATCTGCACCTTCTCACGCACAGGACCAGCCGAGAGTCCGGGCCGTGAATGGTGCGGGAGATAGACGCCACCAGCGGCATCAGCCATCGACCGTGTTGCGCCAACCACCAGCACGGGCTGGTACTTCTCGATGTGCGCGTGCAGCAGCGCCTTCGCCTCAGTCTCGGTCAGGCCGTTCTGCTCAGGCTGATCCCAGAAGTCGACGGCATCCCAGATCAGCGGCTTGCCAATGGCCCGCACAAGGTTGCCGAACTCAAACAGCGAGCGCTTGACGCAGACCACGGTATCCGCCCACGCGATCAGGCCGCGCGAGGGCTTGACGCTGACGCGCGCATCAAAGGCATGGCCCAACTGGAGGCCGCGAACCTGTGCGGATTCCTTGCCGCCTGGAATGATCAGGAGGTTCACGCAGCCACCGCCTTGCGACGGTGATAGAAGGCCAGCGCCCAGCGGGCGTGCTTCCGACGACAGGGCAGGCAACGCCGGAAGCGCTTGGTCTGCATGAACAACCCACACCGCGTGCAGGCCCCAACGGAGGCCCAGCGACTAGCGAGCACGGCTTTACGTGCGGCGTCCGTCATGCCGCCACCAACGGTCCTAAAGCCATAATACTTAGCAATTCTGATGGTTTCGCTTTCTCTTCAAAAATCGTATCTGGGCCGGTCGATTCCCTATTGACATGCCCAAGCGCTTGGGTAATACTCTCTACATGGAAACGATGATGACGACGGCGACGAGGAAGCGCGACGAACTCCTGGCGGCCATCGATGGCAAGGCGAGAGGCGAGAACCTCTTCGTGGTACCCAAGCCGCTCGGAGAGGACACCATCGAAGTAAAGCTCTACCGCAAGGCCGACTACGCTTGGATCGCCAAGCTGGCGAAGTCGGCAGGCTTGGCCATCTCTGACACGCCGGCATGGACAAAGGCGACTCGGGACTACGGCGTCAGGATTTACATCGCTCCGGAATGGAGATAGACAATGGCAACCAAGACCAAAAAGACCGTCAAGCGATGCCCGATCTGCGCTAGTCCTGAGTTCGTCATCGTCAAACTGACCCACCGCGGCGGGGAGGTCCTTGAGGTCATCGGCGGGTTCGGCTACCGTGAGCACGCCGAAGAGGCGATCAAGGGCATACCTGGACATGAGACCTTCGGGTTCTTCGTAATGCCCTTGGTGAAGCGATGAGAGGCCACGGCCACAGCGACCACTACCTGCGACTAAGGCGTAGCTATCTTGGCGAACTCCAGTGGACGATGGTAAGCGAGTGGGATATTCCAGACGGCGGTCGTCTGCGCCGAACAATGCACCGGACAAGCGTGACCACAGACTGGCGCCACGCGCGACGATGGGCCAAGAAGTACGGCGTCGAGTTTCCGACAGAACCAGAGGAGATCCGCTAATGGTGTCACCAGCCATGCACGCGATTCGGGCACGAGCGAAGGCGCAACGAGCGCAGGACAGAGCATTGAAGGCTCTCTCCGCAGTCGATGCATACGTCGGCCAAACCGCAACAACAGAAGCATGGGCATCGGCCAACGGCCACATCGAGGCAATCAAGCGGATCATCAAGGAGCAGGCAGCATGAAGAACAGAGCCGCCGTCTCCCTCGGACGTAAAGGCGGGAAAGCCAAGAGCGAGGCCAAGGCTGCCGCCGCTCGATTGAACGGGCAGAAGGGCGGAAGACCTCCGTCTATCCAGACTGAGTACCGATGCCATATCTGCGGAGCCACAGCTCGGTCCTCGGCGCAGGTATGGTGCTCGTGCCTCGGTGTTGCCACGCCGACACGCATGACGGCCAGCTCCGTGGACCGTGCGGTACGAGCCGCGTTCTCTCGCTTCGGAATCCGGCCCAAGGAGTAACGTCCTCATGCCGCCACCTGTTGCGCCAGCGTCTCATGCAACGGCTGCCGTGGAAAGGCCGTCAATGCCGTTTCGCGCGTGCAGTTGACAATAGGGATGCCGAGGTGCTTCAGCGGCTCGACGAGATCATTGAACGCCCGCGCCATCAGTTCATACGGCGAGGCGTTCGACAGGCCGTCTGGATGCTTCCCGAAGAAGTGGTTGCGCCGGTTCGCATCTCGCTGCATGTCGTACCCCAGTAGCAGGATCCGTGAGGCGCCCATGAGCACGGCCAGGTTGATCGCCTGATAGCCTGAGTTCGATCCGCCAGCCAGTCCTAGGCAGAGCCGATCCGGTTGCAAGGACAAGCCGCGATAGCCCGCATGGCGCAAGCGCTTCACGCCTTGGAATTGCACGCCATCGGCAATCTTGGCAGGGCTGACCACGGTGTACTTCTCGCCGGCGAACGCCAGCGCGTCCTTGTGTGTCTGCCACCACGCGGCATCTGCGGCATAGAGCACATCGGCCCCCGGTGCCCACGCATACGCGTCGTTGATGGCGATGACCTTGGCCTGACCCTTGACGGATGCCACGTCGTCCTTGGTCAGACTCGGCCCTGTCCCAATGCAGACCACGGGCTGACCCTCGAACGACCGGCTTACGGTGTCCAGAATGACGTCAGGCGTGCGCGCGTGGGTCATTTGCCATTTTTCCCATCAGCGCCACGTTTGACGGCGAGCTGCCAACCGTCAGACCCGTCACCAGGTTTCATGGAGGTCGTCGTTTTCGCGATCCACAGGGAGCCGGCCCACGTCACGCCGTCACCCTTCTCGTACTGCTTGGGGGTCCAGACGCCGTGGTACTCAAACCGAGGCACCTGGAACACGCCGAATGTCTTGGAGCGGTCGCCGCGGATGAACTTCAGGGTGAATCCGCCATGCCCGTCGTGCTCGACGTGGACGTCATCGAAGCCGAGGCCGTCCTTGCCGTCGGTCCCGTCGATGCCCTTCTCGCCGGTCAGCCCCGGCACGCCTGGCAAGCCATCTCGCCCATCCTTGCCGTTTGCCCCGTCGTGGCCTGGGGCGCCGTCCTTGGCCGCAGGAATGGCCGCAACAGCCTTGGCTACCGACGCCTCAACCAGTGGGGCCACGTCGTCCAGCGTCACGCTGGAGCCGTCCTTGCCGTCTTTCCCGTCGATGCCGTCTCGCCCATCCTTGCCGTCGACGCCATCTCGCCCGTCAGCGCCATCTTTCCCGTTCAGGCCATCGGCGCCGTCCTTGCCTTGCAGTCCCTGCGCTCCGTCCTTGCCCTGGAGACCTTCGGCGCCATCTTTCCCGTCGAGACCAGGAGCCCCGTCTTTGCCCTGCAGCCCGTCAGCCCCATCCTTGCCAGCCAGGCCGTCTGCCCCGTCTTTGGGAGTTGGCAGGGCCAGGAATGCTTTCGTCACAGCTACCGTGACAAGCGGCTCGACATCGGCCGCTGTTAGGCTGACGCCATCCTTGCCTGCTGGCCCGACTGGACCGATCTCGCCGTCCTTGCCGTGAATAGGCTCACGGGCCTCGATGGCCTTCAGGCGTGCGGCAATTGGGCTGACGATCTCCTTAATTGTGGAGACCACGACGTCCGCCATCTGGTCGACGTTAAATGGCATAATTGCCTTGGGCATGATCGATGAACTGAAGCGGTGCAACGTCTGCGAATGCAGGAAGCCACGAACGGAGTTCGGCACTAGACGGGCGTCCCCAGATGGGCTTTCGTACACTTGTCGTCCATGCAACATTCAGAAGCTGACCAAGTGGAGACGAGCACACCCAAACGCCTACGCAGAGTGGTACCAAAACAACAAGGAACATAAAATAAACGAGTGGCGCAAGTGGCGCGCAGCCAATAGCGATCGCCATCGCCAAAATGAGAAGAGATGGGTATCTGAGAATCGACACCGCAAGCGGGAATTGGTCATGCGTCGTATGGCGATGAAACGCCAAGCCACGCCGACCTGGGCCAACTCGGAAGCCATCAAGGCCGTCTATCTGGAGGCGCTGAGACTCACAGAGCGGACTGGCGTCAAGCATGACGTCGATCACATCGTCCCCCTGAACAGTCCAATCGTCTGCGGGCTGCACGTCGAAGCCAACCTGCAAATCTTGACGAGCACCGCGAACAAGAAGAAGCGCAACCACCTCATGCCACTGCCGCCAATAGGCCAGCATCTGCAGCCTTACGACGAACCGCGTCCCTGAAGTCAGACAGTGTTTTCTGTGGATCAGGCTGCGTGGGATCTGCCTGTCCAACTGGTGCTGGCGTCATGGACGCAGGGGCTGGAGCCATCGAGTCCCGCTTGTTCAGCGCTTCCAAGCTGTAATACTGCTGTTGAAGGAAGATTTCGTCGCCGCCTGTCTTGGGCTCCAAGTTAAATCGAGCGCGTGCCTCGTTCACCGTGAAGATGCTGCCCTTGACGCCTGCCGAGGCCGTCTCCATCTGCGTCTTCGCGTCCATGCGCGCGAGTGCGTCCAGATCGAACTCGACGGACAGGTTGGTCGGGAGCTCCAGGCCCTCGTTCAGCAGGATCTCCATGTTCTCGATCGGGTTCTGCAATGCCTGCGTGTAGTACTGGAGGTTGATCGACTGGATGTCGGTGTACGGCGGCGGCGGCCCGATGCCCACCATGTACCCAGGCACATGGAAACAGGCGCAGACGTTCTCGGCCGTCCACTTCAACTGATCGATCAACTGCGCGTCCACGGCGGTCGAGGTCAGCGGCTCAAACTTCAACCCGTCTCCGAGCGCGGCCACCTTCCCGCGATTGTGTTCGCCCAAGTAGTACTCGTTGAAGTGGTCCTCGAGACGCTTGGCCGTCTCTGCGCTGATCACGCCTGGCGCCGTCAAGATGCCGCTCAACTGCAAGCCGTTGGCGAAGAAGTTCTCAGAGTTCTGCTGGATCTTCAGGCCCTGCATCGCGGCGAGGCCGCAGGCGTAAATGGGCGAGATGCCGCAGAGCGGGTGATACAACGGCACGCAAATGTCGTGGATGATCTCGCTGGCTGGGACGATCAGCGACGACTCCTGAATGCCTGAGAGATAATCCGTCGTCAACTGATAGAAGACCGCCCCATCCGGCGCCACGAGCACCTTGACCTTGGACGGGTCCAGCACGTAGAGCGCTACCACGTTCCCCTGATTCGTGCCGCCGCGATGGTTGCGCTCCTTGAGCACGTAGGTGTTGCCCCAGGATAGCTTCGACAGCATCCACGACTCGAAGAACTTCACGCGCGTTTGGAAGTGGTTCGGCTTCGCGAGCACGGGCGAATATGCGGGGTTGTCGACTTCCGTGCAGATGCCGTTCGCGTCTTCCTGCACCAGCTTGATCCACAGCTTCGCGATGTCCGCGGCGATCAGGGTCATGCAGGCCCAGACCGCGCCGTACGTCATCACGGTCTGCCGGTCTACGACCACATTCCGCTGCCAGGCGCCTGCGAAGGACTCGCGCACCAGTGGCCACCAACCACCCGTGCTGCGCCACGCGTCCGTCAGGCCCATCGGGGGAACAGCGTCCTTCCGACGAATCGTCAGGGAACCCTTGTCTCTGGTAATCGTGAGGCCGAAGAATGTCAAGCGATGACCTTCTTGCGACTGCGGCGACGCTTCACGACCTTCGGCGGGTCCGGGGGCAGCGCCTCAAGCACGGCTGCCATCAGCGGAGCCTCTTCTGCCCGAAGGTCTCGGCGGTGATAGGTGGGGAGTTGTTTGTCGAGGCTGACGTTGCCGGCCCGTGCTTCCACGGCGGCGTCGATCGGTATCATGGCCACGGGTTGGCCAGCGGTGATGTCTTGCCCGCAGTAGTAGAAGTCCCGCAACGCCAGGACGGTGACGGTCATACGCATCCTCAAACGCGAGGCGACGGACGGAGCCGAAGCCCCGCCCGTCGGATTGACTACCGCGGCTCGCTCTAGTACGGCGAACCGATGCTGCCCCAGTTGACGTCGTCCTGGAACGTGACGGCGTCCGACCGGAGCTTCTTCCAGTTGATCTCGCGTTCCGCGCGCAGCGCGATGCTGTTGGTCTGGAACATGGAGACCTGTGAGGCGCCCGTGCCGGACGTCGCGTCCTGGCTCGAAGAGTCCACCATTTCGATGGACGCCTCGCGGCTCGCATCCACGCTGACGGTCCCGTCGTCGGCCAGGGCAATGTTGCCCGCGCTGACGCAGATGACCACGTTGCCGTAAGAAGAGCCGAAGGCCGCGTACTGCGAGGTGATGACCGGAATCCCGGCCAGCGTCCCGCCCTGCGCCGTCATCCCCTTGAACGAGTCCTGGCCCAGCGAGTTCTGCATGAGCGAGAGGACCAGCGCCAGGGAGTTCGGCATGATGAGCACGAGATCCGATACGTCGTAGTTCGCCAGGAGAAACGGCGCCACGAGGTTCTGGACGTCGGTCAGGACGTTCGCCGCCGAGGTGCCGGCGCCAGACTTGGCCGTCACGCCGTTGGTGATCGACGCCGGATTGACGCCGCTTGAGACGGCCTTGTCCGGATCGATGAAGTCCCGATCCAGCCGCTCGATGACGGCCTTGGCCAGTTCATCGCGCACCAGCGTTTCCGCGCCGGGGAACGAGAACCGCGCGAGCTCCTCGGTGATCACGGCAATCGCCGCGATCTTCGTGAAGAGCAGGGTGGTCGAAGTGGTGTTGAACTTTGTCACCAGCTTCGGCTTGCCTTCTCCCACCCAGCCCGCCGACGCACCGGAGGTCTGCGACTGGATCTTGACGTTGAAGGGCACCCGCTTCAGGGACGGAATCGCGACGCCAGTGGCGGTCGTGGTCCCGAACTTCCCGACGATGGTACGGGGACGGAGGAACTCCAGGAACGCCGACTCCAGGACCGTGGCCTGCGCGAGCAGGGCGGCCGCGTAGTTGCTGTCCGTGGTCGTGCCACCGATGACCGCCGTCTTCGCGATCAGGTAGTTGTGGATGCGCTCGGCCGAGGGAAACCGGCTCTTGGCGATCTGCAGCGGGGTGACGAAGTTGCCCTTCTGCATTTCGATATACGAGGCCGCCTTGCAGAGCACCATGCGCGCGAACTCGAGGTCGGCCGGGATGCTTTCCTTGACACCGACGACCGGTGTCGAGGGACCACGCGGCGCCAGCGTCGGGTTCTCGGTATTGACCTGGATGGCCTGCGCTTTGTTCAGCGAGTCCAGCGTTTCGAGGCGGGCGAGATCCGCATCGATGCTCTTGATCTCGGCGGTGAGCGTGTCGAACGATTCCTGCGTGGCGGCATCCATCGTGGTGCCGTCGTTGGCGCCGGCCAGCTCGTTCATCTTGGCGAGCTTGGACGCGCGTTCGCCCGTGAAGGCGGTGATCTTGTCTCGGTGCGTCATGGTCTGGTCCTTGTGTGTGGTCAACGTGACAACAGGCAGGCCTGACGCGGCCGAGGGGTGGCGACGATCAGCGCTGATCCCTGTCGCGGGCGCGCCAACGTCGAGAGATTTGATGGTGGAGATGGTGGCTTCGGCGTTCGCTGGCACGGCGACCAGGCTCAACTCCAGCACTTCTGACTGGAGGAACCGAATGCCGCCCGTGTCTTTCATGAACGCTTCTTCGAGTGAGCGGAAGCCAATCGAGACGCCAGCCAGCAGGCCAGCCTTCACCGACTGCCAGGCTTCATCGACGCGATCCTTCAACCGGCCAGGTTCAGAGATGGCTGGAATGGAGGCTTCGAACGCGATGCCGTCCTTGGTTGGCTTGGAGAACTTGACTTGCCCGACCGGCTGCTTCGAATCGTGATACAGCAGCAGCGGGAGCGGGTTCTTGTAGTTGACACCCATCGGCTCAACCACGTCGCCCATGCGATCAGGCGTCGGGGTCGTCGCGGTGCCGGTGATGACACGCTTCTCGCCGTCCACGTTCTTGACGTGGAGAAACGAGTACGCCCTTTGTATGAGCATCCACTTTACAGTGTAAAGACGGATGCCGAGGTCGGCTATTTATCTGTAGAGATTGAGGGCGGCTTCGGGAGCCGAAGAATCAGGAGGTTGCGCATGACCTGTGACACGGAGATGTCGTGCTGATACGCCAACTGCGCGAGGCGATCGTGGAGACGAGCCGGCAAGTAGACGCTGACCGATGATCCGGCCTCGTCAGGCGCACACACCGTTCGACGGGCACCACGTCTCACGACTTCCGGCCTCCCGCCACAATGATCTGGTACTGCGGTTCAGCGACTTGCGGCTGCTGCATCACCGACAACGCATTCACCAGTGCCGCGGCCCCGTCAATCCGCTCAGTGGAGACGCGCTTCGACAACTTGAGATTGCCGGCCGGATCGGTTTCCACCGCGATGTTGCTGATGTTCCACCGCAGAATCGGGTGTCCGTCGTGGCGTAACTCCTTGCCCAGAACGGCGCGTTCCAGCGCTTTCGTGGCCGAGGATAGCGAGGCAAACCCCTGCCGAATTTGCACGCAGGTGAAGCCGTCCTGATCCTGCAACCGGTTCACGAGGTCGGTCGCGTTCCACGGGTCGAAGGCGATCTGCTTGATCTCAAACTCCTTCGCCCACAGCAGGAGTTGATGCCGTACGGCTTCGTAATCGACCACGTTCCCAGCCGTGGCAATCAGATACGCGAGTCGTTCCCATTCGGTGTACGGCACGCGGTCCCGCGTCGACCGTCCAAGGATGTTGTCCTTCGGCACGAAGAACTGGCACAGCACGTCGAAGCCCCCATCGCCAGGGAAGACAGCCACGAGCACCGTCAGGTCTTTGGTGGAGCTCAGGTCCATGCCGACCCAGCACTTCCGACCCCGCAGCCTCGCCCTGAACTCCGCGACCGATAACGCTGAACCGACGACCGAACAGGCATCCCAGGAGGGCATCGAGATCCAACGCGCGGCCTGTTCGGTCCACTGGTTCAGATACAGGCGCCGAAAGGTGTTCTCCTGCGCCGGGATCTCCTTGGCTCGAGCCGCCATGACCCGCATCTCTTCCAGGCTGCGAAAGTCCCCAAGGGCTGGGTTGCACTGCTTCCAGACTTTCTCGTCGGTCCAGTCGGCATCGATCGGCGCTTCGTACAGGACCGGCAGGAACGTCGGGTCTAGGTCAGGGTGTTCGGCCACCTTCTGGGCGTGCGCGTAGAGCTCCCACAGGATCGAGTGCCGGTCATACCCTGCCGTGGTAATGGCGATCATGAGAGGTTGCGAGCGCGCGCCCTGGCTTGTTGAGAGCACGTCCCACAACTCCCGAGACGGCGCCGCGTGCAGCTCGTCGTAGATCACCACCGAGGCGTTGAAGCCGTGCTTGGAGTACGCCTCAGCCGAGATAGCCCGATAGAACGAGCCTGACTTCCGATGGACGATCCGCTTCTGGGAGTCGATGATCTCGCATTGGGCGAGCAACTCCGCATCGTTCCGGATCATCTGCGCGGCGACGTTGAACACCAGCGCCGCCTGGTCCTTGTCCGACGCAGCGCTGTAGACTTCCGCGCCGATCTCCCCGTCGAACAGCAGGAAGTACACCGCCAAAGCCGCCGCCAGTTCCGACTTGCCGTTCTTTCGAGGCAGCATCAGGAGGCAGGTTCGGTATTGGCGGAGCCCATCCTTCCTGGTCTTGAAGAGCTGCTTCAGGATCTTGGTCTGCCACGGTCGCAGGTCGAACGACTGGCCGGCTGACGGCCCCTTCGTGTGCGTCAGTTGGTTGATCAGGCGAATGGCGCGGGCGGCGGCGGTTTCTGTCACTTCAGGACGCCCGCCCACTTGGACACAGGCTCGTCAGCCTTCGGGATCTGAATCCGCGCCCGTCCGACCGGCTCCAAGCCAAACTTCTCATAGTACGGCCGCAACGCCGCCGCCGTGTCCCGCTCCAGTTTGATGGCCGGATGTTCCTTCACGTTCATGTGTTCGGTGCCCGCACTGTCCACAGCCGTCGTGACCATGAACGGGGTGAACGCCTCCCGATACTTTTCCTGTGTCGCCAGCGTAAACGTCGCCTGGAGCTCACAGAGCGTGCCGAAGGACCTGATGTCAGCCGTGGTTAGCGTCCCCATCGCCTGGGCGAGCGGCGCCAGTTCGTCCCAGACGACTGCAGCCATCGGCGACAGCTTCGGCTTCACCACAAGGCCAGCCGGGGGCTTCGGTTCCAAGCCATTCAACGGCCTTTTTCCTGGATTGCCCTGTAACACCTTTAACGCCGTAGGCTTAGGACGCCTTCCAGAGTTCTGATTGCCCATAACTAGTTAATTAGCGAAAACCCGCGTTTCGG